TTAAATTTGCTTTCTGAAAGTTTAGCTTCAAAGAAATTTCTATGTAATTCTTCTAGTTCCCAATCGTTTCTTCGTATTTCGACGCCATTCTTCCAAACAGAATTACCAGAGCAATTAAAGCAAGTTGAAACTGATTCACATATTTCTTTTCCAACTTGCTCAATAGTTTTAGGATAGTCAGAACCAGTTGCTAAGTGTACGTTGTTGCGTTGAATAAATTCTAAAAAGAATTTTTCAAAATGTGAATTCATAATTCCTCGGCTAGGAGTAAGTGTACCATCAACGTCAAATATAAAGTTCATGATTCTTCTTTCTTACTTAGCGACCAATTCCCATTTGGAAGTTCTTCCCAAAGAATGGTATCACCTGCATCCCAGCCAACTTGATTTAAAGCTTCGTCTGGAAATTCAAGATACAGCTCTTTTGTCTTTTGATTTTCTTTTACTTCCAGAACCCACCGGTTTTCGCTTAGTTTTTTTACGGTCATTAATACTAGCCTCTATTCTTTTCCATGAATCCCATTGTTTTTGTATGTCGCCATAGCGATACATAATTGTCCAAGCATCCATTATATTACTCCAAGATTGGATAATTAAGTTACCCTTTTTGGTTTTTAATAATCTAAGCGCCGTTCCTGGATTTTTCTTAGGACCAATAGTTACGGTATCTAAAACTTTCCCTTGAACTTCATTAAACATATATGTCTCTCCATTATGTATAGTTTATTATACACCAATAATAAGAGAATGTAAACAGTTATTTTAGTTGAGAAGTAAGAGAATCAATCTGATCTTTCAATCCAAGCTTTTCTTTTTTGCGATTTCGAATAGAATCAGCTGGAGCTCTTTCGGCTTCTAAAGCCTCAATAACTTTATGTAATTCTTTATGTCGTGTTTTTAGAATTGAAATACGGTTTTTAATTTTTTCTTGTGTCATCATAGTATTTTCCTAAGCAAAAAAATCTTCGATTGAAACCTTTTCTTCAACTGACCAACCAATAGCATCGAGAATAGGTTCAATTGGATCAAGGAATGTCTTTTGGAACTGCATATCGTAGTCAATGTATTTATGCAGCTGTAATTCTTGTGGTAAAAAGTCTGGGAAAGAAATTACATTTTCGCGAATTGGATTAGGCATTTTCAAATAGCAAAATTTGATTTTTTCACCGTTTTGAACTAGAGTATATTTACGATCTAAGCCTTTGTCTTTTACGTGATGATTATAAAGAAGTGCGCCACGAACATGAATTGGAGTACCTTTCGCATAGATACCATCACGTTTACGAGACCATTTAGTCACATCATTTACACCACGTGGAAAAGAAACATTTTCTGGTGGAAGTGACGTAAAGTATTCTTTGAACTGTTGAATAGCTTTTTGAGTAGCATTTTCATCACCAGTTACAATAACCTTGAATAGTTCTTTTAGAGCATCACGGCATACCGAAGGTGTAGAACTTTTAATTGCTTCAATGCCCATGATTTTAAGTTTTGGTTGAGCATATTGAACACCTTCATTGTTATGTACATTTAGAATATAGCGTTTCTTGGCAGTCCAGATACCACGATCAGCAATGGCTTCACGTTCCATAACCATTCGAGGCATATAACAATTGAACATTTGAAATAGTTCATCATATGAACGTTCAAGCATTGGCTGAAACTGATCTACACAAATTTGGTCAATTGTTTGTACTTCGTTTTCAGCAACGTATTTTTCAACAAGTGGGCCAAAGTTAACATAAACAGAATCGGTATCAATTGCAATTACATAATCTTTATTTGTGGTGCCAACAATTTTATTCATGAATTTATTCACTGAACGTTCAGCCCAGCGAATCACGGTTTGGCCAGTTAAGGTAATACCTTCAGCAACCCGCAAATCAAAATACCGGAAGTATTTGTTACCTAGAGCGCCATAAAGAGAGTTCAACAAGATTTTAATTGCCATTTGTTGGTTTTCATATCGAGCAATATCACGTTCAACACGATACTTGTCAACAACATTTGATTTATCAATTGTTTCTAGTTCTTGTTGAGATTGAAGCATAAGCTTTTTAACTGCTTTACGTTCATTGTAATAATCAACAATGATTTTAGGTAATACACCTTGCTTGTCTTTAGAGAAATAAACACCATTTGCAGCAAGTGCATAATCACCCTTATGCTTTGTAAACCTACCAGCAAGAGCTTTGTCTGGATCCATATCCTCACGAACGCCTTCAACAATAGTTTCAGGCGACATATTCCATTGGACAATAATGTTTGGATATAGTGAATTCAAATCAAATGAAACAACCCACTCATGTAGGCCAATTTGTGGTGGTTTTACATAGCCACCTGGATAATCTGACTTGAATTTATCTTCAATAGCTGGAATTACTACACCTTGTTGACATAGATCTCGATAAATAATTGAATCCCAGATAGCGGTAGTACCAAGAGTGTCTGTATAGTTTACACCACCACGATAAGCCATAGTCAAGGCCAAAGTAATCAAACCCATCTTATCTTCGAGTCGATCAACTAGTTGGACGTCTTTAATGTTGTAATCAATAAACTTTTGAAAGTCATGTTTATAAAGAGAATGAAGAGATGAAAATTCTTCGAAAGAAAGTTTGCGCTCACCAAGAACCACATGACCAATATGGTCAAGTTTATATGATTCTTGAGCGCCATATGAATATCCAAACTTTTTGAAGAGTTCAAGATAATCGAGAGAAGCAATACCTTCGAGATTATAGTATTGTTGTTCACGACCTTGAGTTGTTACAGAGCGTGGATTTACCACACCCCACGGCGACATCTTTTTAACCATTTCGTCGCCACAAATTTTTGTGATACGATTTACAAGATACGGAATATCAAAGAAACGAGTATTCCAGCCTGTAATGACATCAGGGCACTGGCGGTCAGAATTCCAGTGAGCCAAGAACCTAAGGAGGAGCTCCCGTTCATCGTTACACTTAACGTAAGATACATTGCTGGCATTAATACCATCAACGATGCAATTTGAAGGATTGTAATCATATAGTCCCCACACATAATAAATGTTGTCAATGTTGTTTTTAATCGTGATAGAAATCACTGGATAATTTGCTTCTTCAGGAGTTGGGAATCCATCATCAGAAGCAACTTCAATATCAATCGTGGAAACATTAATTAGATCACGATCAAATTCAATATTATCTGGAAATTTTTCTTGAATGAAAGATGACACAAAGTTAGTTTGGCCATATAGTGTTTTATCTGCGCCACCAACATCGCGCCAACGCATTTGGTATTCCTTCACCTCTTTCATTGTATCAAATAAAAGAGGAGATACGCGTACACCATTCATAGTATACGCTGTACCATTTGGATCTGGTACATAAAGTGTTGGTGAAAATTTAATACGGTCTTCAAAACGTTTACCGTTTTTGTAGCCACGATAAAGAAGACTGTTTCCGTAACGAGTTACGTTAGTATAGAATTCCAAAGGTTTACCTCCAATAATATAAGATCTATTATATCAAATTTTTGAGTGGATGTAAACACGTTATGTGATAATAGTTTGGTTTGGAGTAATTAATTTTGAGTGAATTTGCTGGTATTGCTTAAGTAATCCTTCAACTGGATCTACAGCCCATGCAACAAAATCAGAAGTAATATCAAGTCCTTTTTCCGGAACTGTGGAATATGGCATATAATCCATAAGGCCAATTCCTTTTTCTGTTGGAACAATAAGAGAAACATTTTTCATTGAAAAAACATCTTCATTAATTGTTAGTTCACCTAGTAGCTCTTCGCCTGATTTTAGTCGTACAATTTTAATCATAATAAATTCCTATGTAAAAAGAGGGCCGAAGCCCTCTTTAATTTCATTATTTCTTTTCTGAAACAAACTCATAAAGTTTTTCAGCTTGCTCTTTAATTTCTTCTGGGGTAATTGCTTTTGGAACGTATTTTTGATAAGCTTCTAATGCTTGTTCTGCGTTCTCTTTGTACATGTCCATTGCTTGATGAGCAAGGGTCATTTGCATATCATATTGCTTGTCTAGCATTTCTTTCGCCATTGCAAGAATATCTGTACGGATTTGATAAGGATTAGACATAATAATCTCCTGTGTCTGTGTTGTGATTTGAGGGGCCAGAGTCCAGCCCCTCCAAGGTTAACTACTTTTCACCTTTTATCTTTTTAAGCATCATCATGCAATTTTTTGATTCTTCATAATAGCCTAAACGTGCTAATTCTGAAGCGGCTCTTGCATATCCCACGACTTCCCCGAAGTGGCATAGTGATGCCCAAAAACCTGATAATGGATTTGCTACGTATTTAATTGCAATTGCAGTCATTATACCCATCCTTTTAAGTTTGAGTTTTCTTCTGCATTAACGCGAGACATTGTAGTGTCTCCTCTAGCAATTGAATAGATATCGCCTCTTGCAATACCAATATCATTTAGTTCGCGATCACTTAAAGATCTTAGTTCTTTTTCTGTTTGTCTTACCGCTTGGTGAGCTTCCCAAGATTTTCTCAGTTCTTTAAGTGAATCTAATAAGCCCTCAATTGGACTCGTTAAGTAGTTGCTTAGTGTCAATATGTGTTGTGTCATTTTCGACCTCGTTAAATTTTCCAATTTCAATTTTACGAGGACGCATTTCGTCCGGAATGACTACCTTCAATTCTACTGCAAGGATGCCATCCACTAGATCTGCTCCGTGTACTTGTACGTACTCAGACAGCCTAAAGGTGCGTTTGAATTTCTTCGTGGAAATACCGCGGTGAATATACTCGCGACCTTTTGATACATGTGAACCCTCAACTGTCAAAGTTCGATCTTTAACTTCAATAGTTAGTTCTTCTTTCGTGAAACCAGCAACCGCAAGCTCGATTAGATAATCGTTCTCACCAGTTTTTAGAATGTTATGAGGTGGATATGAATCATTCGCGTGTCTTGCGACGTGGTCTAATTCATTAAATAAGTGATCGAATCCTACGAAAGATGAACGTGGGAATAGTGTATTTACTTTTACGCCTGTCATTGTTATCTCCTTTTGATCAAGCAAGATGAATAAAGAGAACCGGACTATCCGCATTCTCAATTATATTTATACAAATAAGCTAGTTAACTGGTGAAACCCTGATATTCAATCTGATTTTATCTCCAGCTTTATATCGCTTAAATGTAGTAAATTGGTATAAGTAACCTTCAAACATATAATCTACAATGTAACCAGCTTGTACTGATTCTCTAGTGTATTCATATGTTGTATGACAACGGTATTCTTCACGATAAGATGGACCTGAGTGTTGAACTCGCCCTTGGCTTTTATCAGCTCCAATGACACCGCCAATTACAGCTCCTGCCGCAGCTCCTTTATCATTACCTGATAAACCTTTTCCAAGAATACCACCAATAATCATTCCTGCTAAAGCGTCAGCTCCAGCAGAAGATCCATTACTATAAGATCCACCTGTAATAGGAATACGAACTGTGTTACATGTTTCTGTAGGAATACGTCGTGTCTCGTAAGTCCAATTTTCTACTACATTCGTAATAGTTCCATATACGGTTTGACCTGCAGAGGCAGAAGTAGAAGCGGCTAGAACTATAGCAGAAGTGATCCCTAGAATTGTCTTTTTCATAAGTTTTCTCCAATTTCTAAGTATATTATACTATAATTCTAGCCGAATGTAAACCTTTAAATGTCACTTTCTTTCATTTTTGTGTAAAAAAAGTTGAAAATTTTATCAGCTTCAGCTAAAATTTCATCTAAAGTTGGAATGGCCTCGGTTTCTAATAAATCTTCTTGACCTGCCATTCTTCTTTGGTCGTTAATTTCTCTAACTCTAGCTCGATTAAGCTCTGCTTCTCTATAAAGAGTATCTTTAGCACTTACAAATGAATCTACACATAATAATCTAATAAGGTTTTTATCCTTTAATTGGTCATGTGTATTATGCAGATTTTCCATTTAATTTTCTCCTAGTTATTACCAATATTATATTTTGGACACAATTCCCATTGAGCTTTATCTTTATGAGAGATAATTTTTATTTGACGCAATGGGGCAACATTAGATGCTCCAGATGGATCACTGATTGAAATCAATCCCCAGTCTGAAAGCAATGTTGCAATTGTATTACGTCTTTGAATATCATTTTCTGTAAGATTTGAAGGTTTTGAATCAAGTAAAAATAGCTCTTTGAAATGCACAATAAAATATCTACCTTGCTTATGCAGTATATGACAAGATTGATAAAGTTTTCTATCTTTACGAGAAGCGACTCCAATCCGAGTCAATGTTTCTCTTACCTTCAAAAAATCATCTGGTTCATTTAAAGTTATTTCCAGCATAGAAGCTGGTGACCAATCAACTGGTTCATTATTATTATTATTTTCCACCTTTGTTCATCCTCATTTGAAGTTCTTTAATTTGTTTTTCTGAAAGTAGCGGCAGAACTTGACGTGCTTTTTCATTGCTATATCCATAATATTCTTTCACTACACTTAAAGCATCTGGATCTGTGTTCTTAGACCATTTGCTAAAACGCTTGCGTTTCCTAACAATATTTATAAGAAAATCAAATTGAAGACGATTATCTAGATGGTGATACTTATTCATTTCATTTGCATAAAGAATAGTATCTTGAAAATAAGAAAGACCACGGTTAACCATAAAAGGATTATATTCATCCTCTGCAATATCATCAACCATAATGTCTTTCTTTGAATAATTAATTGAATTTAGGTAATCAAAGAAATTCATAATATAAACCTGTAAATATTAGAAGCCACCAATAATTTGTTGTAGCATATTTTTAGTTAAGCCTTCATGCTTAATGTGTTCAATACCATTATAAAGAATAGGCACTGTGCGATGCCCTTGATCTACAACAAAGGATTTTGCTTCAGTGTTTTGTTCAATATTAATTTCTTCATACTCAACATTCCAGCTGTCAAGTTGATTTTTAAGTTTTACACAGTAAGGACAATTATTTTTTGAGTATACAGTTAGCATTATTCAAACTCCACATTAGCCATTATTTCAGTCATACAAGCAACAACATTTAGTTCATGATCTGCAACAAAAGCATTTTTATACTGGTAATCGGCAAGAATCAAAACAAGCTGTGGTATTGACTGTGGTTTTATATATTCACTCATTGAGTCATAAATCTTACGAAAAATTGCTTGAGGTTCGGTGTCAATATTGTTAACAACCCAATGACGCATTCCTTTAAAGTCTTTATCTTTCAAAGTTTTCATAAGAGTTTTGATGTTGGTATCAGAAAGATTTACCAACATTCCGGCATCAATTTTACCGGATACAGAATAGCGTTGTAGTTCATTAAGAACTCGACGCCAATCTGGAAAGTGTTTTGTAATTAGTTGTGCAACTGCATCTGGTACAAATTCAACGTTTTCTTTTTGCAGAATTTCTGTTGCACGCTTAAAAAATTGGCCAGCCATTTCGGGCTTTTGGTCATTAGGAATTGCAAATTCATATACTGAACAACGAGAATGAAGAGGTTCAATAATACGATTTTTGAAGTTACATGTAAGAATGAAACGACAATTATTTGCAAATTCTTCAATGAAACCACGAAGGGCTGGCTGAGTAGATTGAGGATTAAGATAATCAGCCTCATCAAGGATAACTACCTTATAGCCACCATGCAGTGAAACAGTGGAGGCAAACTGTTTCACTTTATTGCGCAAGGTGTCAATGTTTCCCTCTTCCGAGCCGTTAATCAGAATATAATCCAAGTCGAGTTCATTACATAAAGCTCGAGCAACGGTGGTCTTGCCAACACCAGCAGTACCAGTGAAAAGCATATTAGGCAATTCACCAGTAGATGTAATCTGCAAAAATGTATCCTTGAGGGATTTAGGAAGGATTGTTTGTTGAACTGTACGAGGACGATACTTTTCAACCCAAAGGAAATCAGACATTCACATACTCCATGATATAGTAGATATATTATACAACAAAAATAATTTATTGTACATCCAAATAATTCAAATTTTCCCACATTCCTATAGGCTCGTCAAACCAAGTATTAAATGAAAGAGAAAATCTGTTTTCATTACTTTTATTTTTTGATACTGAATGCGTCACGTGAGAAGGAAATAATATTAAGTCACACGTATTGCAATTAAAAGTAATTTTATCGTAATATAAATCGTTTTCATCATGATCTTCAATCCAATCAATATATTTTAATTTTAGATCATTATCTTTGTAAAACGTAATTCCAGACTGGTTATGATTAATATTTAAATAAAAAGCTCCACTTATAATAGAGTTTTGATGTCTATGCTGAAATATATTAGACTCACTTGTTTGTTTTGTAATCCAGCTTTGAGTAATTCTTAATTTTTTCTTTAAGTTTAATGCATTTTGCGCATAACTTTGAACTTCACTTAAAATATAATTTTTAACATTCTGAGTAGTTTTTAGAATATTTTTATCTTTTGATACTATAAAATTATATTCTTTATGAAGTTCAAGTTCAGAGTTTATTAAAGAATTTATTTCTTTGTTAATACTTTCATCAACTTGACATCTTGAGTGTCCTATTACGGTAGGAAATATTTTATAAAATTCCATTTAATTAACTAGTTACTGATTCATATAATTCTTCAATTTCTTCTCGCTCTTGCTGAAACTGAGAAAAGTTTTGGTTATGATACATTGTAGCTAATTTACTAAGATACTTTTTTTCAACGTCTACTTTATCAGCTAAATCACTAATAATATTTTTTTGAAGATCTTTTTCAGCAGCCACACGGGTTGCTGAATTAGACCATTCTTTTATAGCATTCAAAATAGTTTCACGATCTTTTGGATTATTCACTATCATTTTTAGAGTATTCTCCAATTTAAGTTTTTCATAATTTTTTTTTGAATTTATTTCCATATTATTCGTCGAATTCCCCGCCATCGGCTGGTTCTTCTACTTTTTTCTTTGCTCGTGTCTTTTTAGGAGCTGGTGCTGGTTCTTCTTCTACTTCTTGAGCTGCTGCCTCCATTTGAGCTTGTTGCTCTTGGGCCGCCTTTACAAAATTAGAAAATTTATCATATGTTCTACCAACAAATGAAAGCTCACTTGCTTTAAACGCGCCGCGCTCAGTGGCACTATTAAAAATACGAAGAGCATTCATTAGGTCTTCTACACCTAGTTCGATATCTTGTTCTTCAGCCATTATATTATCCTCCAAAGGTTGAATTTTTCTCAAGAGCAACCCAATATTCAATTGGTGTATTTTTTGCTTTGAAATTTGAGATTAGTTTGTTTGAAATAGAAACTTCATAATCGTCATTTACGAATTTAAAGTTGCCAATATTAAAAATAAAGTTGCATGTTACACCTTCACCAACCGAATCATCTAGATCAATTTCATAAGAGTTTGATGTAGAGTCTTTAGTATCTGTAACGATAAGTTGTGGCGTACTTCCTGGCTCACACTTGATCACACAATCAGTAACACCAAGTGCACTTGCTGCGCGACGAATATTAGACATATCTTCTGCTGTAAGTGTAAAGGTTACATCACATGGAGGCATTACAACATCTTTACTTGGTGAAGTAAGAATAGAAGGTTCAGAAAAGAAATACTTTACTGCACGTTTACCTTCAGTTACACGAACTGATTTAAATTCATTATCAAATAGTAGATCAGGATCGTCAAACATATTAACAACACCAAGGAATTCATTTAGATCATAAATGCCAATTTGTGCTGGAATATCTTCAGTGATTGTAGCTGAAGACATAATTGTTTTTGACTCTGACATTGTTTTCACTGTATTGCCTGGATTCAAAACTACGTTTGAATTAATACCAGCAAAGTTTTTTAATGTTGAGAGAGTTTCATCACTTAGTTTCATTATTTATTTCCCATTGCTTTTTTCGAAGCGCTATCCCATTCCTCAGGAGTAGCGTCATCAATAGAGTTTCCGTAAGTTAAGGTAGTCATAGATCCATCATTCACATCTACCATAATAGTACTATTATAATCCATATTATCTACATTGTACATAGAAGAAAGCGAAATATCTTCACTATTTGATAAATCAATAGTAAAGTCATCGCTAAAATCTCCACTCCAACTAATTTCTGGATTATCTAAATCGTGCTGGTGCAGAGCAATAAGAGCATAATGTAGGATCTTCATTAGATCTTTACGATTTGCTCCATCTTTTTTACCATATCGCTGAGCGTATTTTAGAACATTACCTAAAGCAAAACCCATACCATGACCACAATCAATAATAAACTCAGTAGATTGAAACTGGTTTTTTGAATAATGACCATCATATGTATCATCAATATAGTCTTGGAGCTCTTGAATTAGAGCTCCTTCATTAAATTTATAATCAACCATTGAGGGCTGCCTCCAAAATATCATTTAAATTAGCATCTTCATTATCTACAGATGCCTCTGGTTGTACATCAACCTTTGAATATAAGTCAACAAAAGCTTCCTTAGTATCTTCGTCAAAACGGTTAACGCACAACTCAATAGATTTTTGACGATCTTCAAAGATCGAAAAGCTTTGAACAATATGACATAAACGACGAGTAGAAATAATTTCGTCTACACCACCATCTTCAAATGTTTTTCGAATGGTTTCACTCCACACAGTAAGAAGATCAGCAAATTCTTTATCTACACAATTGAATTTCTCCATATGCTTAATAATGATTTTCTTTTCTGTAGCAGGAGTAGGATAGGGTTGCTCGAGGGTGATTGTAAAGCGCTCAAGGAAGGCTTCATCAATAATAGTCGCAGCAATGAAACGACCATCATCGGAGCCTTTGCCTTTAGTATTTGCTGTAGCAATCACGTTAAAGCCAGATGAAGGAGAAACGACCTCACCAGTTTTTTTGATGAGAATTGGCTTTCCCTCGAGCACTCCTTGAAGACACATGATTTTATTTGATCCACGATCGATTTCATCGATGAGGAGAATGGCGCCACGTTCCATTGCTTTGATGACAGGACCTTTATTAAATACGGTCTCACCATTGACGAGGCGGAATCCACCGATCAGATCATCTTCATCTGTCTCAGGAGTTATTTGAACTCGTACATATTCACGATTGGCTCGAGCACAGGCTTGCTCGACCATCATTGTTTTACCATTACCAGAAAGACCAGTAATGTAAGTAGGATAGAAAATGCGAGATTGAATAATTTTCTCCACATCTTTAAAGTTGCCCCATGCAACATAAGTATCTTCCTTTTCTGGAATGAATACTTCGTCATTCACGATCGAAGATACTACTGAACTCATAGGTGCTTTTTCCTCTTGATTAAAGGGCAATATTTCAGCCTGCAAGCTGTATACGCCTCGTTTGACTTTTGGTTGTGACGTAACATATTTATACACTGGGCTAGCCTTTAGACCCAGAGTTTTTGCTACGTCAATAACTTCTTGTGGTTTGAAATCAGTGCGATTTGGATATACACGACCTAGTTCAGTCATAAGTTCACGAGTGTTAATCATAATATAGTCTCCATCATCATATTATAGTAATATTCTATCACAACTGGAAGCAAATGTAAACAGTTTTTTTCACATTTTTTGAATTTTTATGCAACTATTTCTGCAAATCTTGTAGCTAAAACTCGATTGCCTTTTTTAGAATTTGCATGCTTTTTGAAAGCTTTTGTAATTTGAGCCTTTGAAGCATTTGGATCAATCTCAAGATCTTCAATATCTGTGTCCAGAGATTTACGATCTGCTTTAATAACAAAATAGCGATCGTATCCAATGGTATCATCCATTGATAAGAACTTTTGCTTATTGTAAGCTTTACGAAATGATTTCATTTCGTCGCTGTCGATAAAGCGACTTGATGTAGACCATATTGCACTATTGAAATCGTAGTTGCGTTCTGCAAGACGATAACCAATGGTAGTTACTCCGCGCTTTCTTAAGTCGTTCAATAAGTGTGTAGTACATGGCACTGAACGGCGGCTGACTTTAGATAGCTTACCATTCTTATCAATCATCATATCATATGAATACTTTGCGCCCCATGAGTGCTGAACACGAACGTTTCTTCCATCACCATCAGTAAGTAAAACAAAGTTAACTTTTTGAACTGGAAACTTAGCGCGGAAATCCGATACAATAAAATCTGTGGCCATCAAAACTTCATTCAATGGAGTACCACCAAAAGCTTCAATGCGTGATAAGCATGAATAGTATGGAGAGTCAATTGAGCGAAGATATAGCATTTTGAAAGCTTCTTCATAAATTGGCTTTTTCATAGAAGAGTTAAGTAATTCAAAAATGCGTGTATCTTGGTGATCTACATCACCTTCATTTAGTGGTGAATATTTACGACCACAATCATCACCAGATGTAAAGCCATAGATTTCAAAAGGAATATTTACTTTTTTACAAAACATTGCAAGGTTTAATGTTTGCTTAATAGTATCACCTAAGATACGATCCATAGAACCAGAGTAATCAATCATCATAATCATGCCATGAGATTTAGCATCTGCCAGATTAGTTACTTTTGCAAAAATATCATCGTTATACTTATAGCTATAAAGCTTACTTACATCTAAAGCTCCTGTACGAGCAGTTTGAGCTCTTTGAGTGCGATATGCAGCTTTACGCATTTCAAACTCTTTAGCCATAAGACCAGTCGTACGTTTTGTTTCGTCAAGAAAAGATTTATAATCTTCTTCAATTAAAACTGGATGTGTGCTTTGATGCTCTTTACGGCTTTTTTGCACATCACTATATGTAAACAACATTTCTTTATATTGATTACGAGTAATTGAACGAACATAAAGAGGTTGACGTCCATGTTCGTCTTGATCTAAAAGCTGCTTTTCATTACCGCGGAATGCATCATCTGTTTCTACAGTTTCTGGGGATTTGTCATTGCTAGAAGTATCTCCAGCTGATTGCTCTTGGTCATCTACAGTAGGCTCACCAGAAGCATTTATGGTTTCTGATCCCAGTTCTTCGGGAGTTTCATCTTCTTCTCCATTTTTTTCAGAGCTCGATTGACTTCCCATAGATAAATCTTCGTCCTGATCTTCGCTATACTCATCTTGATTTTGTGAAGAATTCGATTCACTGTTCTCATTATTATTCTCCTTCTGCTCTTTCATATATTCAAATAAAGCACGACATGTATTAAGAACATCTTCCCAAGTTTCAACACTCATAGCCATATCAACTAAAGGCTGTTCTTCTTGAGTAAAAGGAACTTCAATTAAATCACGAAGTTTTGCTTTAATGTTGATACGATCAACAAGTGAATAGCTTAAGATTTCACGATTATTAGTTCCAAAGAAGTCTTTATCAAATAGGTCTTTATAGCCCATTTTGAATGCACGTACTAAACCTGGATATTTTGATTGAATTTTCTTTTCAATACGAATGTCTTCAACAACATTTACGTATGAACGTGGGCATCCAGGAATTTCAATGGTAGAGTCATGCCAACCATCTGCTGGAGTAAAAAGGGCATGACCGACTTCATGACCAATCAAAAGATCAGTTAGAGACTTACTCATATCTTTCCAAAGAGGAAGACCTAGTACTCGCTTTTCAACATCAAAAAAAGCCGTTTGGTAATTACCATATTGTACAGTAATATTCTCATTAGCTAGAAGTTTAGCTAAGATTGATTTTGACTGAGTTGCCATGTTGTTTCTCCATTTGATAGATATATTCTATCACAACTCTCGGCAAATGTAAACCCTTTTGTGAAAAAAAGTTTTCTTTACAAATCAATAACTTAAGCTGCTTTTTCAAATTTTTTTAATTTTTTATTCCAGCGATCTCTTTGAACCTTTGATAAATGACTCCAAAAGAACTTACCTTCCATGTGGTCGTATTCATGCTGAATAATTCTATTGGTGACTCCCATGAATAGCTGCTCTTCTTGTTTTTTACCTTCGTAATCAATAAAAGTCATACGAATAGCATCTGGTCGCTTGACATTCATAAAGAGATCCGGATATGTAAGACAGCCTTCTTCCAACAAAAGCTTTCGATCTGAATACCATGTAATCTGTGGATTAATAAATGTTTGCTGGTAATCTTCGTATTTTACAACAAACATACGTTTATCAATTCCAACTTGATTAGCTGCTAATCCAGCACCACCATTTTTATCTACAAACTTATATAGCTTATCAGCCACTTCTTGTAATTCTTCAATATTCACAGGATCAATTGGTGGTAACACCTTATTCAACATAGGGTGACTATTTGGCAATATATTCATTATTAATTATCCATTTCAGTATGATTTGTATTAAAGGCAATAGATATTCTTGGAGATTCAGATCTGTTTGGATATACCTCATGAAATATATAAGAAGGAAAAATTAAAAGATCTCCAGCTTTAGGAAAAATTTCAAAAGATTCTGACCAATAGCTAGAATCTAAATCATGACTTATATATTGAGTCATTAAGTAATCAGAAAATTCTCTACTTCTATGAAATTTTATAATACTTTCGCTGTCTTCTGGATTTTGTAAATAAAAAACTCCAGAAAAAATAGAATGAGGATGCTGATGTCTTCGATTATAATCATGTTTATGATTAATACTAACCCAAGCATTAGATATATTTATTGACGCTTCAGCACCATAATTTATACTCGATAAACCACTTTGTATAGAGCTAAATAAAGAATTTAGCTCTTTATATTCTATATTATTTGACTCAATTATATCCCAATTAAAATCCCAACTTTGATAACCGCCGACATTACTAATTTTTCTTCCGTCGACGTCGTATCTTTCTTTATAGTTATAGATTTCTTTTATTAAATTTTCTATATTTAAATTGCTAGATTCTATAATATTTTCAATAAATATTACTTCTCTAAAAATGTCATACATTGGCATTTTTTATTACCCATAAGTTATCATAGCCACTAATATCTAGCTCAACATCATTATTTTTACAATAGTTGATTAGCCCTTGCTTTACAGAATTAGTTGAAAAATCGTGTCCAGCTAAGATTCCATTTGGTTTAACTTTTTTTATCCATTGACTAATTTCTCTTTCAACTTCTATTTCGTTATTATAACAGTCCAATAAAACAAAATCAAAATAACCATCTTCAAATTCTGCGCATGCTAAATGAGAATCATTTTCAATGAGAGTAATTTTTTCTGATACTCCAGAATATTCTACGTAATGGTGCGCAAGTAATTTGGCTAAAGATAAATCTTTTTCACAAAAATCTTCGCCTTTATCTTCATACTTATAATCTACATATGGTTTCCAATTATCAATTCCAACTATAGATTCTACATTAGGACATAATTGAACGAGTTCAATTAAACTTTCTGCCCTCCAAACTCCAACTTCGCAACCTACTTTATAATCCATAAGCATTATATGCTGATAGATACTTTTATAGGCTCCTCCATTATCAAAATTATAACTATCCATTATGCTACCTTTTTCATTTTTGAGAAGTTGTGCTCTTTCACAAACTCAATTTTACTTCTAAATTTACCGTCCAATAGATCACCTTTATGAGAAATAACAAATACGTTTGTATTATCATCGAGTGTATAAAGGATCTTCATTAAGTTATCAATACCATCATGATCAAGAGACGAATCAAAAGTTTCATCTAGAATTAACAAATTTGTAGATGTTGAATTTTTCATCTTTGCAATTTGCCGCCAAGTAAATAATAATGCTAAGTCAATTCTTTGCTTTTCACCTTCTGAAAACGAAGCATAATTAAATGAATCGCGATGGCGCGATTTAATAGTCTCATTAAAGCTTTCATCTAAATTAAATGAAACAAAGAAATCTAAAACTTGTAAATATTTATTAATCAAGTTATTCATAACTGGCAGGTATTGCTTAATTACTTTGGTTTTGATACCTGTATCTTTAAGCATTTCTGAAGCTGCTTGATTGTATGATCTAGCATCTACTAACTTTAGTTTTTCTTCTGATAAAACATTACGAGCCTCATTTAAAGTATTAAGCTCTTCATTAGCTTTTTTCAAATCGCCACCAGAACCTTGAAGACTATCTATCTCGTTCTGAAGATCGTGTATTTGTCCTTGGAGCCTGGTGATTGTAGAATTATTAGATGATATACTCGACGCATTTTCTCTGACCTGCTCTGAAACGCGATTGAGCCGTTCAATAGTTGATTCCACAACAGTCGACTGCTCAGATGCATCAAGAATTGCTTCGTTAAGTTCTTTGGCTTTGGACTGGGCAATGGAGAGTTTTTCGTGTCTAAGATTGTCGTCAATATCTTGGGAGCATGTTGGGCAAACGGCGTTTTCCTCATAGAACTTAGCGTCTTTGACAACCGATTTAACTTGTGTTTGGAATTGTGCTTTATAGTGCAAGAGCGATTGTTTTTTGTTGTGCGCTTCTTTAAGTTCATCGTCTAATCCTTCTTGCAACTGTAATAACTCTGTAGATAGATCTTCATTAACTTTACTTAATTCTTCTATTTCATCGTTATTAGCATCGATTTGATCGACCTTTTTAGCAATTTGATCTTCATTCAACTCGGTAATATCACGAATATATTTTTTCTGAAGAGCAATCTTCTCTTTATTCAAATCATATTCATAAGTAATATTATTAATTTCTTCTTTTAATTTACTATCTTTCTCACGAAGAATTTGATTCATTTTAGAAAATATTTGAATATCAAGTAGGTCTTCAATCACATCCCTACGATGTTGAGCTGGTAATTGCATAAATGGAATAAATGAGCTTGAACCAAGAACAACGATTTGATGGAAAGATTTATGATTAAGTTTTAACACATTTTGTTCAAGAAATTTTTGATAATCTTTAGCAGTAGATGATTGGTTAATCATATTGTCATTTTGCCAGATCTCAAATTTTCCTGGCTTAATACCACGAACAACTTTAAACTTATGTTTACCAATTGTAAAGTTTACTTCAACCTCACAATTTTTATTATTAATAGAATTAATG